AAAGTCCTGTTGCAGAAGCATCTATATCAACTTTTGTTGACACAGAGCCAATAGAAGCCGTTGTTTCAAAAGAATTTACTGTATTAAAGAAATTTCCTAGCGCGGACGTTCCTGCAACCCCGTTGACAAAAATGTTAGCGCCACCACCAGAGGCAAAAGCTCCCAAAGACATTGTTGTCCCAAAACCTGTTAAAGTAACGTTTGCAAAGCCTGTTACAGATTCTGTGCCAAGAGTAGCCGTTGCGCTTACCCCTGTGACCGAAACACTTTTAGGAATACTAGCTGTTACAGATCCTACCGAAGCTGTAGCCAAACCAGAAGAAGTGTTTTGAAGACCCCACGTTCCTACGTTCCATGCACCTACACCAAAAGTATTTTCATGGGGAGCTTCTGTATTTGCAAAACCCGTTACAGATTCTGTGCCAATAGACGCTGTTCCACCAATCCCTGTAACAGAAACACTTTCAGAAATACTGTTTCTTGCCCCAAAAGGTGTTTCTGAAAAGGAAGCTAAACCAAACATATTATATCTCTAACTTGGTTTTGTGGGCCATGAAGGATTGTCTAAATCCCCACTTGTTATATCTCTTAAAGCCTGACGATATGTTCTCCAAGCCTCGACATTTCCTCCGTTGTCTTCAGCTTTGTGAATTTCCCAATCGGCTTCTTCAAACAAAGGTTTTCTTTTACTTCTTATTTTTCCTTTTTTTCTTTCGTCTGCCGTATCTAAAAATTCTTGTTGTAATTTTTCGTACTCAACAACTTCAGCATTAGTAAGTTTTACACGCTCTCCGTTCACATTTTTGTAAAGATCAGCCATCAACTACCATCCAATTTAAAACCATACACATGAATTTTGCCTGAAAGAAAATTTCCTGTTTGGGGAAACAAATAAAAACCTCTGTGAGTTTCGGCGACGGCGTGTTTCATAGTTGTTAAATACGGTGAAACTGCGTAGTGATCCTCAGAAACATAGGAGCAATTGTGTACAAAGCCTGTTGTGTAAGCGTTTGCTACTCTCACGTTAAAAATGCGAATAGAGGAGTTTACAATCTCTGTTGCGTCATTGCCCGCTAAAAATTCATCTTGACCCCAAGCCTGCCAAACAGAGCTTGCAGTTGAGCTTCTACCGTCGGTTTGTGCCCCGTCCCCCCCAAGTGATGACTCGGTTCCTCTTGTTCCGGCAAAGGAAAAGTAATAGCGATAATTTGTGGCAGTATCTGTTGATCCACTTTGGTCAATAAAACGAAAATACCCATAATTACCAGTATTTGCAAAAAGTACTTTATCCCAAACAACGTCATAAACATCATAAGTGTCCGTAAAGACATTATCTACAGTAATATTTGCTACGTTATCAATATCTATTGTTGTAATGTGATTTGGAAACCACCCTGTTGCGGGAGCCGAAACTTTTCCTGTAACATTTAAGTTATCATTAACAGTTGTTTCAGAAGTGGTATGACCAATGCTTACGGCGATACCACTTGTTTCAGTGGCTATTTTTAATGCACCTGTTTTGTTTTTTATATAAGAGTCAGAAGCATCGTGAAATATCTCAACGTCACTACTTGCTCCAAGTATTATCTTACCATCATCAGGAAATAAAACAGTTGCAGTACCAGTAGGTACAGTAAACACTGTCGCATCCGCATCATTTTTAAACGTAATGTCAGAGGTTGAACCTTGACCTGTAAGTATCAGACCTTCAGCAGCAGTATAACCTATCGCAGCAGCATCGTCTGCTGAAGTATCTCCGTCTGGCAGAAATGTAGAAGCTGTTGCATCTCCTGATACGTCAATATTCCCACTGTTGTCTAAAGCTATTACTTTAGATGCGGGCAGAGTACAAAAGACCTCTTTAGAGCCGGCAGAAAAATCAACTGCGCTATCCGAATTACTGGATGAAATTATTGTCGTTCGAGCTAAAGTATCGGGCGAAGCGTCCGTAACTGTTCCAAGCCCAACTTCAAACTCTGCCTCTGTTGTATGAACGATAGCATAGTAGGTTGTATTAGAGTTACCAATTCCTGCAACAAATGTTTCAAAGTTTGAAACAGCCCCTGCTAAATTTAAAGTTCCAGTGCCAGTAGTGGTTGACGTTTCTTTAACACGATCATTAAGTACATGAGCCATAGTTTACCTTAAAACTAAGCAATTCTAATTATTGCGTTACTAGCATCCGCAGTTGGAAAAACAATTGTAAAGTCCCCCGAACTTGCCGCTTTGTCTGCTCCAAAATCTAAAACAGCTACAGAAGGATCTCCTGTTGCAGTATCATTAAAAATTAAAGCACCCCTTACCGCAGATATCGTAACGTTACTAAACGTTTCGTCTGCAAAATCAACTAACGCGGTAGTGCCACTTGTCGTTGGAGTAACAGGGTTTAAAGCTTGTCCCTTTGCAGTATAGTTAGTACCACTTATTTCATTACTTGACGTATATGCCGTAGTAGCTGCTGTAAACGAAGCACTGTTGGTGTACAAAGCAACATTAAACGTATTTCCCGTTGTTGCGGTTAAATTATGTGTTCCTGTCATAAGCTCTTTTTTAAAAGAGGTACACAGAAAATTTCCAGTAAAAGCCATTACATTCTCCTTATATATTCAGCAAGTTTTAAGTTTCCAGAGTCCTTAATTGCATTATATACCGTAGTTCTATCACTTTTAATAGCCTGTCTCATATAAATTGCAATTATTTTCTGCATTTCGTTTCTATAAGCGTGAGCTTGATCTCGTATCGCAGGGTGAGCATTATCAGACACCCCTATTAATTTATTAACACATCTTTCCGCTATTTCTTCAGGAGTAAATCCCCGATTGTCCGTAGTTTGAATACCGACTGAACCTACTGTCACACCTATAGATTCTGTTAACATTATGTTTTAGCCTTTCTTATTTGTCCGTAAGTATACTCATCAGAAATTTCTTGTGCTTCTCCAAGATTTTTTAACCGTCCTAAAGATTCCATTAATTTAGTATTGTAGAGAGAAATTAAATCAGGCTCCCCTTTCATGTAAATATAAGCTTCAGTCAACGAAGCGTATAACAAAGTAAGTTCTGCATTCTCTCCTAACCAAGACACCGTTGTATCTGCGCCTATACTTGCAATAGTCGCGGTAGCTCCACTGGAACTTCCCGTAATAGTCTCACCTACGGTAAAAGATCCATTGGGAATAATAACAGACAAAGTGCTTGCTGAAGGAACGGAGTCAACTGTAGTTTGTTCCCCACTAGTGCTTCCTGTAAGAGTGTCACTTGTAGTAAACGTTCCACTTACATTGTTGAGAGTTAGGGTAAACTTACTAGAGGTTAAGCTTGTAGGTCTATAAAGATAACTTAATGAGGTAGTATATCCGCTATTTGGAGTTGGAGCTAAAACAAAGTAATCTAAATCAAATTGAGCATAATACTTTGGAATACCCGTGGTAGCGGGGTTAGGGTTATATGCTTGTACAAACTCTAAACTTTTTAATTGCAAGTATTCGTAATTACTACTGTTTGTTATACTTAAAGAAAACGGAGATATAAAATCGTCTGGAACAGCTAGGTATTGATTACCAGACGTCATTGTACCAGAGACATTCTTCTGAAATAAATTTAATTGTACTGACTTTAATATTCTTTCTTCGGCTAATCTAACAAACAAAGCCATGTTAGAAACAAAAGAAGATTCTGTGTTTTGAGTGTAGTCCTGAATAGCACTTTTTAAGGATGTGTATGTAAAACTCATGTATTTATCTGGCCTCCCATCCCGCTGTGGTTTGTACAGTAATAATACAATGTAGGCGCGCCAGAAGCTACTGTTATTTGCGTATATGCTCCTTCACTGCCTGCGGAACCGTTAGTAGTTACTCCCGTAGTATACTCACTACCTCCGCCATGCGTTCCATCTGAAGCAGTTGAAAACCGAAGCGGATGACTGCTATTGGATGAATCTGATTGATCAAAACGATAAATACTTCCCTCAGTTAAGTTCAAGGTAACTGCCCTTGATCCATCAATATAAAAATAGTTTGAACCCCCGTAATCAGCTACCGTAACAGCATAGACTGTTAAGTTTGTTGTTATCGTAACCGAACCAATGCTTCCCACTGTTCCAGATAAAGTTACATTTAATCCAGAAGTAGACGAAGATTCCGTAGATTCACTTTCTTGAGAAGATGTTACGGAGCCAGATATTGACACAGAACCAAGCGTCCCTGTTGCAACTAAATTACTTGTTATAAAATCTAAAGGATCAACAAACCCTACAGGATTAAACCCATATTGAGTTCTTCTTTCAAATTCTAGATTAGTTAAAGGTCTAGAGTCCTTTAACGCTTCGGCATCAGGAATGTTTTTTCTAGGAATTAATTGGGGGTGCTTACGCTCAAACTCATCTTTTCCAACAAGTAATCCGTTCCATTCTTTTTTCATATCACGAAGTTTATACCGAAAACCCGACCTATCTGATATTCCAAAAGCATGACGGCCTGTTGCAAAACGCCCCATCAGTACACCGCATAATAATCTAAACTTGGTGATACATGAAAGGAAGATCGGTCTCTGTCCTCAGTCATAGCCCGCTCAAATTCCTCTTCATAAACCGCTTTTAAAAGTTGTACCTTGTTAGGCGCTCTTTTTATAGAAATATAATATGCAAGGCCTGCCGCCAAACAGGGATAAAATCTAAAAGGAATGTTTAGAGTGTTAACTTGAGTATTTGCATCATCAATTCTAGTAAGAGCGTCGTAATAGATTACATCTGTAGAATTTTCAGGTAAAGGCCAGATTTTTAAATTAGGGGTTACTTGTCGATCAAGAAAAAATTGATTCGGCCTTCCTGTAGTAGCCTTATTAGGTATGTTTAAGTAAGAATCTCTACTTATTCGCGCCATCGATAGATAAGTACCGTCTCGCAAAACAGACATAGACAAAATATCAATTACATCCGTGCCAAGAGAATATTCCCCATCCGACCCCGTTAATGCCTGAGTTCTTTGGGATATAGTCCATTGATTCAAGCCCCTGTTGGCCCATTCTGCTAACATGATGTTTAAAGAACGTTTAGCCGTTTTTAAATCATATCCGCTTCGTACTTCAAGCCCACATCGTTCAAAAGCTTCTTCAATGTACTCAGTTACATCTAACTCAAAATTTGTTGATCCAGATAGTGTCATTTATTTCTTCTTCACCTTACCACCCATACGCATACCCTTGGCTTTCATCATACCGCCGGCTTTCATACCCTTGGCTTTCACCTTGCCTCCGTTTTTATAGCCCTTGGCTTTCATCATACCGCCGGCTTTCATACCCTTGGCTTTTGGAGCGGTTTTTTTCTTTGCTTTCTTTTGACCGATAGCTGCTCCGAGGCGACCTGCTACTGACCCTGCGCCTAATGCTCCTACGGCTCCTACGGCTGCTGCTGCTCCTATGTTTACTCTACTTTTCATTTTTTTTTCCTTCATTGTACAAGTTGTCAAAAATTCTATTTACGTCCAGTGTATAATCTAAATCTGATTTTGAATAGTGTAAATGTTGAGAAGGTC